CTTTAACGTTGGGCTTGGAACACTACAGCGCTCAACCCTCCGTCAGAAGGTTATTCGTGGGGATATGGAAGGCGCTGCGGAAGAGTTCTTGAAATACACGCTAGCTGGCGGTAAAGTACTAAAAGGCTTGGTCACTCGCAGAAATGATGAACGAGCACTATTTTTATCTTAGGGTAAACCAGTATGCCATTACAAAAACTTCAATTTAGACCAGGCGTAAACCGAGAAGGTACTGACTACTCCAACGAGGGCGGTTGGTATGCTTGCGATAAAGTGCGCTTTCGTTCTGGTTTTCCTGAAAAGATCGGTGGCTGGATCCGTTTATCAAATGACGTTTTCCTTGGTGTATGCCGTGCCATGTGGAACTGGGTAACTTTAAACGGCGCTAACCTACTAGGCGTTGGCACAAACCTTAAATACTATATTGAGCAGGGCGGCGAATATAACGACATTACCCCAATACGAGCTACGTTTACTACAGCCTCTACCCCATCGACCGACAACTGCATCTACACAACAAACGGCTCTAACGTAGTCACAGTTAACTACGCCAACTATGGCGGGTTAAATAACGACTTTGTGACAATAAGCGGTGCAGCAGCAGTGGGGGGCATCCCAGCAAGCGAGTTAAACGCCGAGCATCAGATTACTTACGTAGACCTTGATACCTTTACATTTACGGTGTCTACCGCAGCAACTTCTACAGTTAACGGCGGTGGGGGTACAGCCATTACGATGGCATTTCAGATTAATACTGGACTGGACGTGTTCGTGGTGGGTACTGGATGGGGTGCTGGTACTTGGCCTTCCTACATTAATACCACGCTTACCGACCCGTTTACAGCAACGTCTACTGGTATTCAGGTGCTTACGGTTACTCAATCAGCGCATGGTTTGACGACTGGCGACTATGTGTACTTTGTCAGTATTGCCTCTAATCCATGCGGTATAAACCGCCTTATCCTGCAAAAAGCCTTTCCTGTGACGGTTACTGGGGTTAACTCGTACACAATAAGCATCGCTTCAATCACCGCATCAACAACCAGCTCTACGGCAGCTTCGGGTGGTACTGTAGTGGTGTCTACGCCTGTGGCTCCTGTGCGTGGTTGGGGTACTGCGGCTGCTGTTGGTATTGGTCAGCAGTTACGGATTTGGACAAATGACAACTTTGGTGAAGACTTAATTATTGCTCCTCGTGGGGGCGCTATTTATTACTGGGATGCAACTACTGGGGTGTCGGTTCGTGCGGTAGAACTAAGCACTCTGGCATCAGCATCTACAGTGCCGGGAACCATATATACATACAAAGACTTTGTACCCAATGCAACAAACCAGATTATTGGTTCGGCTATTCAGCGCTTTGTGATTGCTTTTGGTGCTAATCCGTATGACCCAACTAACCCTAATTCAACATTTGACCCACTATTAGTGCGTTGGTCAGATCAGGAGAATCCGTTCCTGTGGGTGCCAGACGCTACTAATCAGTCTGGTGAGTACCGCCTAAATATCGGCTCATCCATCATTATGGCTCGCTCAACCCGTCAAGAGATTCTGGTTTGGTCGGATGCGGCTATTTATTCTATGCAGTATCTTGGACCCCCCTATATCTGGGGCTTTCAGTTGTTGCAGGACAACATCACAATTATGTCGCCTAATGCGGCTATTACTATTAACAACGTTACATACTGGATGGGTACGGATAAGTTCTTCATGTATTCAGGTCGTGTTGAAACCCTGCCTTGCGCTATCTGGCAGTTTATTTTTGATGACATTAATAAAGACCAAGCCTTCCAAGTATTTGCTGGATCTAATGAGGGATATAGCGAGGTCTGGTGGTTTTACTGCTCGCAAAATAGTAATGCTGTCGATAGCTACGTAATTTACAACTACCTTGAGCGCACATGGGCATATGGCACAATGAACCGCACTGCTTGGTTAGATTCTGGTTTGCGTCAGTATCCGATGGCAGCCGATGGAGTTAACAATCGTGTTCTTTATCATGAAGCTGCAGTAGATGACGTATCAGGGTTAACCCCAGTACCGATTGAAGCCTACATCCAGTCGTCTGACTTTGACATTGGTGATGGACACAACTTCGGGTTTGTCTGGCGCATATTACCTGACTTGACGTTTAATGGCTCTAATGCAAATCAGCCTTACGTCACAATGACGGTACGCCCTCGTAGAAACTCTGGTGCGCCTTATGGCACTGCAGATAGCCCACAAGTTGCCAGTACCCAGAACTACACTAGTCGTAACACCTATGACGTACAAGAGTTTGATGGGCAGGTCTATACCCGCTTACGGGCTCGCCAGATGAGCTTTAGGATTGAGTCAAATACCTTGGGTGTTGCTTGGCAGTTAGGTAGCCCACGTATTGATATTAGAAACGACGGTCGCAGATGACGCTTCCAAGAGCCGCACCGCTACGCCCACCAAAAGCACCCAATCTGCTGGTTGCCCCAGTAGACTATCGCCAGCAATACGTTGACCAGCTTAATAATGCTTTACGTCTGTACTTTAACCAGATTGATAATGGCATGGCGTCTTTGCTAGCGCCTTCTGGCGGTGGGCTTTTGCAGTTCCCAAACGGTGCGTTTCATCAAAACGGCTATACAACGCTGACTAACGCTATACCAAACTCAAGCTCAACGGCAACTATTGTGGTTGGTTCTACTGCGGGGTTTGCGTCTGCTGGGGCTATTCTTATTGAAAGCGAGTTAATTACTTATACCGGCAAAACTGCTACTACTTTTACAGGAATTACCCGTTCACAATACGGCTCTAGTGGTTCTTCGCATTCGGCTGGGGTTTATGTATCAGAAGCGCAAGGGGTGGCATCTGCAAGTACGGCTTTAGCTATTCCGTTTGATACCACAGATACTAGTAATGAAGTAGCCCTAGATCCCGCAGATAACACTAAAGTTGTTTTTGATGTGGCTGGGTATTACAACATCCAGTTTAGTGTCCAACTTTTAAACTGCACAAGCTCAATAGATAACGTGACTCTTTGGTTTAGACAAAATACAGTTGATATACCCCAGACAGGCGGTATTGTGTCAATTCCATCAAAACATGCTGGTGGTGTAGGCGCTGCAATTGTGTCTTGGAATTTAGTGGTGGCTGTAGATGCTGGAGATAATATTCAGTTGATGATGGCGTCAAATTCTGGAAATACGGTAGCGGCAACTTATCCTCCCGGAACATCCCCTGTACACCCGTCTTCTCCGTCTGTAATTCTTACCGCAACGTTTGTTTCGGCGTTATATTAATGATAAACTTTACCCCAAATAACCCCAAGGTACGCCTATGAGCTTACACAATCTAGCGCACCACGTTCGAGCTAAAGGACGTGGCAAAGACACGATGCTTGTCCATATGACTCCACGAGAAGTTCAGGGGTTACAAGCGCTTGCTAAAGCTAAGGGTGGCACACTAACAATTAACCCAGAAACCGGTCTGCCAGAAGCAGGCTTTTTAGATCAAATTCTCCCAGTGGTAGCTATGGCTGCCGCTACGTACTTTACTGCTGGAGCTGCTGCTCCTTATTTAGCTAGTGCTTTGGGTAGTGCTGGTATGGCTGCGGGTACTGCTACTACTGTTGGTGGTGCTCTTGCTGGTGCTGGAGCCGGTGCTCTTTATGGTGGTATTGGCGCAGGTATTCAAGGCGGAGACGTTGGCAAAGGCGCTTTAATGGGCGGTCTAGGCGGTGCTATCTCTGGTGGTATGGGTGCGTATGACAACGTATTTAGCGCTGCTGGGGCTACAGATGCAGGGGCTTTGTCAAATGCTCAAAACGTGGAGCAGTTAGCTAGAGTTGAAAACTCTCCAGTTGCCGGTATGGGTCCTGAAATTACAACCCCCGGATCTCCCGGCGCAGCACCTAGCAAAGAATTTGCTCAAACATTTAGATCAGACGTTACTCCCCCACCTACAGCCCCAACTCCACAAGCTCCCGGTGCCCCTGTTAACCCAACCAGTGCTTATCAAGGATATGGTCCAATAGGCAGAACACTTACTGCATCTTTACCCGGTATTGGTGGTGCTATGGGTGAAAAACCCGAAGGTGTTCCAGGCGAAGAGCCGTATTCCAGCCAATCTACTTTATCGCCTAATTTCCAAGGCTATACCCCAGCACAACCAAACCCATACTATAGAGCCCAATACACACGGTATGCAGCAGGCGGTGGTTTGATGGACGCATATCAAGCTGGCGGTCCGGTAGAACGTATGTCCATGATGAATACGGCGATGAACCCACAAGGCGGTTTATACCCACAAGGCATGATTGATAAAACCCAGTATGCCACCCCTACTCAACGCCCAGTTAGTGCTGAGTTAGTTACAGATGCCCCTGCTTACGAGCGGTCTAACCCAATGTTGATGGCTGCTGGTGGAGATACACGTAAGAAAAAGCGTGCGTCTTTGACCGCTGAGCGCACAATTAACGCTCTTGACCCATACAACGCGGCTCTAGCGCAGCTTAACAATGCTCGTTACGGGGCTAATATGTCTGGCATTGGGGCGTTAAACCCATCCATGACTTCGCTTGGCGAGCTGCCAGCAGTAGCTGGTGCAAGTGGTGGTGTTGCTAGTTTGGGAGGATATTCAGATGGTGGCAGGATGCTTAAAGGCCCTGGCGATGGGATGTCTGACTCTATACCTGGCATTATTGGTGGAAAACGTCCTGCTCGTCTGGCTGATGGGGAGTTTGTGGTCCCAGCGGATGTAGTTAGCCACCTAGGTAACGGCTCTACAGATGCTGGTGCTAGGAAGCTGTACAGCATGATGGACAAAGTACGCAAAGCCCGCACAGGTAAGAAGAAACAGGCTCCAGCAGTAAATACAGGTAGGTTCATGCCCGCATGAACTTAAAGGTCGTGCCCATCCCTACGCAGTTTGTTAACCAGATGTGGGGTCAGGTAGAGGCGCATATTAGAAGCGCTGAAGAGAAGTTTGGTGGGGCGGAGTACACGACTGAGCAGATTAAGGTATACCTAGTAACA